CTCTTTCCGCTTCTCTCAAAAGCCGCCGCAGTAATTTCCGCAAGCTTGTTGTAATGCTCCGCAGACCATGTTCTGATGTCGTGAACGTGTTCGTGGGTAATGGTATAAAGACCGATTCCCTGTCCTTCGCTTCCTGCGTTGACGTCCATCCAGATCTGATGCTTCACAGGGTCGTACCAACCGTTTGCCGCGTGAACAACCTCTCCGTCGCTGTTGACAAAAACTCTCTCGCCTTTTTTAAGCTCAACAACCTCGCCGTTTTTGTTGGTGTAGGTAAAGTCTTTCTTCTGAACATAGGAAGCAAAGATGTGATATTCCATTCCGGTTGCTTTGGAAACCGCTTCAACGAATCCGATGGTCGCCTTCTGAACAAAGCTCATTTTCTGCGCCGCAACGCCGCTTTCGTAAACAACTCTTCCCTTAACTCCCGGAAGAACTCTGCTCTGTGTTTCCTTCGCGGAATCAATGATTGCCGCTTCTGCATTGTTCTTTCCGATGTAATAACTCTGAAGTCTCTTCGCAGAAGGAAGGCTCTTGGAAAAAGTTCCCTCCGCTTCCATGTGGCTGATGGGATAGCTGTAAGTTCCGAACCTATAAGCCTCTTCAGCTCCTCTGATGAATTCATCCGGAGAAAGGTTGTCCTTCGGACTGTACATCGAAGCAATCTGTCCCGGTGTGTCGTGCGTTGCGTGCTCAAAGCTCGCCGCAATCTTCCGGATGTCGGCAACGTCCCTGGCAGTTTTTCCTTTATAAACAAGAATGCTGTCCCTGGGGGTGGCATCAGCCTTCGCAGAAGCGGTCTTCGGTTCAGCCGAATCAACTGTTGCATTTTTTGCAACAACTGCTCCTGCGTCCGCCTGTGCTCTCTCCTGCGTCTGCGGTTTATTATGTACGACCTCATTTGCAACAGCGGAAAGTGCGGACTGGATTCCTGTCTGAATTCCGCCGCTGACTCCGCCGGAAACCGCGCCTGCAAGGGAATCAAAAGCAATGCCTTCAACAATATCCTTCCAGGCTTGTTTTTCAGCTTCCTCTTCGCTCATACCCTTCGCAACATATTCCTTTGCAAGAATATTGAAATTGCTGAAGTCGCCCATGACAATATTGTCGGCAAGGGTATTGATTATCGAAGTCGTTCCTTCCTCAATTCCTTCTGCGCCGCTCTGCTTGACAATGTTGAGCATAAGTTCCTTGAAAGTTTTGGAAGAACCGATTTTAAGAAGCCTTTCAACACTAAGCATTTCCGGAATTGCCTCTGCAAAACCGGACATGATGCCGAAAGCAATCGCCTGTTCATCACTTGCGCCTCTGTTTTTTGCATCATCGATTCCGGATGCAGCCGCAGAACCGAAGTATGTAAGAAGGGTTCCCGTACCGCCAAGAGTATATGCTGTCGCCATGCTCTGACCAATACTCGTTCCGATGCCGTAAACATCGCCCCAGCCTTTTCCTCCGATTACAGGAATATCTCCGTCAAGAGTACCGTATTCCTCATTGAGGTGCTCGGAAATTCCGCCTGTAACAGCCTGCGACCATTCATAAGGCGACATCTCTCCGTCGCTCACAATTCTTCCTCTCGCCGCTTTCTGCGCAAGGTCATAAAGAAAATCTCCGCCGCCCAGAGCAGACGAGGCGATCGCTCCGACAGTATTTGCCGCCGCTTTCAAGGGATTTTTCGTGCTCTCTTCTTTAACTGTCTCAGCCTGCTCCTGCTCTTTCTGTAAATTTATACCGTTGTTTACCGAAGCGGCATATTCCTCTGCCGCTTCAATTCCGTATGTATCATAATAATAACCGAAAGTGTATCTCTGCTCATCAGACCATTCTTCCATCGGTTCTTTCCAGGAGGTATCCTCACGAAGTGCCTCTGTAGCAATGGTTAAATTGCTTCCAATGGCTGTGGCATCCGGAGAGCTTCCCATTGCACGAAAAACTCTCTCCCACCATTTAAGTTCAGAATCTTCTTTTTTCTCTGCGTTTTTCTGCCGTTCAATTTCAAGAAGATAGTTATTATAGCCGATTTTACCTTTCTCTATATCTTCAACAGAAAGGTCTTTGAAGTCAAATTCAACAGAATCTTTACTTGTATCTGTGTTGTTTTCCGCAATTCCGTTTTCTACTGAATTCTCAAGAAAACTTTGGAAATCAAAGCCTTCGTTCTTATGCGTTGTTGTCTCCTCTTTTTTTGTGGAAGAATCGTTATTGTTCTGTTCAAGGAAGTCTTTGAAGTCAAATGCCATACAACGTCACTCCTTTAACCATAACCATATTTTTTGGCAGCTTTTGCAAATTCTGCGTCGCTGATACCATATTCTTTCTGCAGTCTTGCAGCCTCTTCCGGAGTAATTTTTCCATTCATTACATCTTGGAGAAGCTGGTCGGCAACAAGAGAAGCATCTCCCGGTCCCAAACTCGGATTATCGGGATTACCGCCTCCATCCCCAAGTGCTCCTCCCGCAATAAGCTGATTAACCGCTTTCTGAACTTCCGCCGGGTCATATCCCGCCGCCGCAAGAGCTTTCTTTCTCGCATCGCCGTTGCCGTAATCGCCGCGGATAACCGCCATCGCAACGTCATAAAGGCTCGTTCCGCCGGAAGAACCTTTGGAAGAAGAACCCTTGCCGGAACCGCCGGAAGGAACACCGGAAGAACCGCCTCCGTAGTTCTTGTCGCCGAAAGGACTGTCGGTCTCGTAATCCTCCTCGTCCGGCATCTTTCCGTAAGTGAGGTAGTAATTTCTGACATCCTCGTCCTGGGTGGCAAGCCATTTCTTGAGAGCTTCCTTGTCCTGGTATTTCTGGAACTCCTTGTCGTCCATGTCGCCGAGCAGAGCATACTGGTTATAAAGCTCCTCGCCCTCGGCGTTGTATTTATCAAGCGCAAGCTGATAAAGCTGCGGAACAATGTCGTTGAGCTCCTCAAGATGTCCCTGGTAAACCTGCTGTCCGGCGGTCTGCGCCCAGGAGTTTCCGAATCCTCCGGTAAGAGCCGCCTGCTGTCCGACCGTGTCCATCATCGCCTGCTGTCCCTGCCTGGTATATTTGTCCTTGTATTGGTTGTAGAAGGCGTCGCCGTTGAGGTCGTAATTGAATTCCTCCCTGTTGAGAATTTTGTCCATCGCGCCCTTAAGCTGTTCCTCCCAGGGACTTTTATATCCTGCGTCCTGCTGTGCCTGCGCCGTGGTCTGCGCCTCCTCAAAGGCGTCCCTGTCCTTGTCCCTTGTTACCGCGCCGTATTTAAAGTTCAGCATTTTTTATCCCTCCTGGAAAATATCGAATTCAAAGGCGGAAAACGCCGCAAAAACATTGTTCGCCTCTGCCGAAAGTGTAACTGTGATAACTCCTTCGGAACTGCTTACCGATGCAATTCCGTCGGAACCGGAAAAAGCCGCAGTCCCGTCCTCTTTCACGAAAACATTTCCGTAAATCCCTCCGCCGAAAAGGAAGATGTTCTGTCCCTCCGCTGCATGGATAATGTTGAAAACCTTCCCGGAAACAAAGAACGGAACGTAAAAGAAGTTCCCAAGCCTTCCGGAAAGCTCCTCTCCCGCCTTGATTCTCCTGTCAAGGGCGGAAATCTCCTTCTGCGTCTTCTCGTGTTCTTTTTTTGTGCAAAAGTCCTTCTCAATTGATGGCTTCATTTGCTCGTAATATGCGCTCACTATCTCCGAAGCCTGGATAAGCATGGGTTTGATCGCCGCGGCAATGGAGGAAACGTCCCCTCCGGAAACTGCGGAATCGCCCTTGTCAATGCTCGAAAAAATCCATTCAAGCTGACCTACAAGCTGATAAAGGTAGCTCTTAATCTGCTCAATCTGCTCCCGGTCAGTCCCTGCCGTGATGTTCGGAAGTCTCAAATCCATCAGTAATCACTCCCTTGCTCCAGGGTCTTGACCATGGAAAAGATTTTCGCTCCGCCCTGTCCTTTGAACCGGAGCTTGAAATGGTCGCATCTCTTCGGTCGGACGGGGATCGAAAAGCTCCGAAGGGTCGTTCCGGTCATGGATGTGATGTGCTCCCAGATTCCGGAGGAATCATATTGAGCATCAATGCTCATGGTAGAACCGATTTCAAGGCTCATTCTGATGATGATTCTCGAAATATATTTTTTTCCCGCAGTCTCGGTTCCGAGATCTCCGGTTTCCGCCATCCATTCAAAGTTATCCTCGTGCTCGTTTCCGCTTCCGAAAACCGTTCTGATGCTTCCGTCCGCCTCATCGATGAAGAACATTTCCTCCCGGTGCTCACAGAACTGGAGAACTTTCGTCCCGTCCTCCCTGTGCCACATTCCTCTTGCGGTGTCGAGCACGAAAAAGCTCGGTTCGTCCTTTGCGTTGAGCATCGAAATATAGTATTTGTTGCCGTGAGCACCGCCTACAGCATCCTTATATCTCTCCTCACCGAGAGCCGTGCTCATTTCAACCGGAAGCGAACCGTCGTATGCGCATACAGCAGAACGGGATTTGTAATAGAGCACCTCGTTAACAATCGCAAGGCTTTTTGAGCATCCTTCCTGGACTCCCCTGCATTCGGTAACCTGTATCTGGAAATTGGAAGGAAAATTTCCGTAAACCTTGTGGAGACAGTTCTCCTTGAAGAAGATAGGATAACCTCTGTGGGTAACAGCTCCTGTGAACTTCCCGTCCGTTCCGCAGGATGCGGCGTAGGAGTCCGTGGAAATGCCCATGAAGCAGTTCCAGTTCCGGAAGTCGCCGAGCTTCGATGCGTAGATTTCGTTGACCGTCTCGCCGTTCTTCGCCCTGCCGTATCTGCATCCCCAAAGCCTGTTTCCGCTCTCGGTGATGAAGTCCATCTCCGGCATCTCCCTCTTGATTTCAATGCTTCCGACCTGGGATAACGCCTCGTCAAGGAGTCCGATAACAACGATGAAGTCCTCTCCCTTCGCCTGGATAACCGCCGTTCCGTTAAGCTCCGGAACAGCCGTGATTCCGGAAAGCGAAACTCCGTCAAAGACCTCAAAGTCCCTGCCGATTCCTCTTGCGGAAATCTTGACATAGGTCGTCGGAATGGTCGCCCAACTTCCGTTTGCCGTGGAATACTGCTTAAGGCTGTGCGGAACAGCGGAAGTGTCGAGCCATAGCTCAAGGTTCTCCGGGTTTTCCGGAGCTGTGTCCGAAACCTGGGTCTCGCCGTAACTCTCGCCGTTCACCTTGCAAAGGTCAAACCGAACCTCTCCGGAGGATTTGAAGGCGGATTCAATATCCCCGAAGTCCGAAAGGTCTGCGGTGTTGATGTATTTCTTATCCGGCATGATAATGACATAAGCTCCGATGGAAACAAGGTCTTTCGGTCTGTCGTCAAAACCCATCTCGATTCTCTCGTTTCCGAAAACAAACTCCGTCCCGTCAACATAGCAAAGCTCGTCTTTGGAGCAGATGCCGAGAGCCCTGCCCGGTCTCGCATAAATCCCCCTCTTCACTCTGGGAGAAAGAACCGGGTAATGGTCGGAGGAAAGGTTCTCCATGTCGAAGAACTCCCCGTCTCTGATTCTGATGTTGTGGTCATATCCGCCGAAGGTATCAATGGTCTGCTTTCCGGTGGGTATAACCTCAAGAACCGGGTATTCCTGCATCGTCCTTCCTCCTTTCAGAAGTATTTGCGCACAACCTTTTTCGGCATATGGGTGCGGTTATAATAACGCTCAAAAGCGGAATATGCGTGGTTAAATGCTGTGATGCTGTTGTTGTATTTCTGGATTTCTCCGTTCTGATAATCAATCTGCGCCTCAAGCCAGAAGAGGTAGAGCTCGTCATAGGGCGAAGGAACGCAAAGCTTTCCGCTCTCCTCCTGTACCGGAAAAACGTCAAAAACTCCTTCGATGTATTTGTGGATGATGTTCACGTCAATAAGTGTGATTTTCCCGCATCCGTCAACGTCTCCTCTTTTGGTCTGTTCCTCTGTGGGAGTTATAAGCTTTCCGGCAATAAGCCTTCCAAGCTCAACGTCCTCCATGTCAACCTTTCCGTCAAGGTTGATGTCGCCGTAAAGGAATCCGCCCTCGTGGGTCTCAATGATTTCATTTTCAATTCTCTTTTCGATTCTCCGGAGCCAAGCCTTTTTCTCGTCCTCGGTATAGGAATTGGGTCTCAAAAGGTCAACAGTCCCGATTGCCTCATTTATTGTCATAGAATCCCTCCGTTCAACAAAAGGGGAACGATTCTTCGTTCCCCTTTTAATCATCAGTCGTTGCTCAGATAGGCACTCTCGAATTCGATCGCCTCACGGAGCATCTGTTCGCTGTTCTGAAGAATCTCCGCTACACCTTTGGGAACTCTCACTTCAACGCCTCTCTTAATCTGAAAGGCTCTGCCGTTGAGAGCAACGTAAACGTCGTCCTTCTCGGTTCTGGTGAGGGGAATCTTGATGGTCACCATTCCGTCGTCAACAGGAGTAACCGCCTGTGCTTCCTGCTGAATGGTTTCTTCAGTATTCTGTTCTTTTTTTGCCATTGGAATATTCCTCCTTAAAGTATCAAGGGGAAGGGTTTCCCCTCCCCCTCAAAGGTTAAAATCAGTTTTCCTCAAGGTCATCGGAAAGCTCGCTCATGCATTCAAGTCTTACAAGGTAAGGCTGAACAAGGATTTCAGCGGTTTTAACCGCTTTCCAACCGATGGAGCTTCTCTGGTCAAGAGGATCGGCGGTGCCTGCGGAACCTTTCTGTTTGATGATGGTCTGAAGACCGCCGCCTTCAATCTCGGTGGTGCCGTATGCGTTTGCACCGAGGAAGAGGCATCCCATGACGCCTTTGTCATAAACCTTCGCTTCGGAAGATTCAACAAAGCGGCATCCGCCGTATTTGCCGAGCTCGCCTTTGTAAATGTTGTCCACGTTGGTGTACTTATGAGCATCAATCCAGTTCGGGTCGTTCATAAGCTCGTAGGCGGCATAGGGATGGAGAAGACATACATAGTCTCCGTCGATTTTGGGTGCGTTGTTCTTTTTAAGAAAAGCAACAATGCGTTTGACAAGTTTTCCGGTAAGGACACAGGTCTTGTCAAGTCCTGCTCTGGAAGTGACAGCAGTACCGTCGCCTTTGGGAGCATAGAAAACGTTGGTTCCGCTCTGAAGGACGTTTCTGGTAATGGTGTCAAGGGTAAGACCTGCCTGTCTGCCGAGGATTTTGGTGGCTTCGACAATGGTGTTGTCGATGGTGGTGAGCTCAAGCATGTCGGACTGAACGATATAGTCACCGTACTGTGCGATTTCTGCTTCAAAAGCAGTAACGTTCAGTTTTTTGCCATCCGGAGTTACGCCCTCGGTAAGAGGAGTAAGCGCTTTCGGAAGGGAAGCGAATTTGCGGAACTCGATTTTTTTGCCGCCGTTTTTCGGAATCGGTCTCTTCTGTGCAAACTGATCATGAATCAGCTCTGCCTGTGCTTCCTGGATAAGGTTTCTGTCGTAATAGGTTTTGTTTTCGACAGAAAGTCCGGTGTCCCCGGTAACGTTGGTGTTCATCGCTCCGGCAAAAAGCTGGAGGTTGAGCATAGTGATGATGTCAGCCATAATTGTTATTCTCCTTTTCTTGAATCAGCAAAAGGAGATGTTTTCACAATCATCTCATCGGAGTATTTCCGAAGGTGATTTTCTCTCCTCTTGCAACTCTTCTGTTGATTTCGTTGATATCCGCGCTGTTGAGCTGCGACACATCGCTCTTATGAAGAGCGGAAGCCTGGGAGTTGTTGCCGTTCTCTGCGGGTCTGCGTCCGCCTGCCATGATGTTATTAACAACTTTGGTCTCAACTTCCTTAGCGGCAAACTGCATCGCCGCCGGAATGATTTCGTCCTTGTGCAGGACTTCATAAGCTGTCTTAACATCAATGTTGGCTTTGAGAAGGTCAACAAACTGCGGATTCTGAAGCTCCGCTCTGATGTCGAAGGAGGGATAAATCTGCTTTGCTTCGTCTGCCTGTTTCATCCAGGCGGCGGAAAGCCTGTCAGCATTCGCCTTGCTCTTCTGCTCTTCCATATAGGCTTTGAGCTCGGCGTTCTCCTGCTCCATCTTTCGTACTTCCTTATACTGCTTGACCGAAAGTCCTCTCTTGAGAGCTTCTTCCTCAAAGTAGGAATCGTCCTCTTCGATAGCTTTGGAAAGTCCGTCAAGGTCTTTGACGTCAACTCCGTGCTTCTTCGCAAGAAGTTCAAGGATGGGTGTTGCTTTATTGTAGGCGTCAACCGCTTCCTTGCTTCCTTTAAGTCTGCTCTTGATGGTCTTCTCCATCCTGGCGTCGTAAAGGTCCTTGTATTCCCCTTTGATAAGCTGCTCAAAAGCTTCCTCGCGGCTCTGCGTCTGCTGTTTCCCGGCGTCGGAAACCTGTTCCCCGGTGTCAATGCCGTATTTGACATCGCCGAGGAAATCGCCCTTGTGCTGTGCGGCGTCCGCAGCATTTACGCCCGAAGTTCCGGTTCCTGCCGTGCCGCCATCCCCTGCTCCGCCTTCTGCGAAAAGCTGAAGATTTATAAGTCCCGGAATGAATACGGTCTCAATGACCTGTAAGTTCTGCATAAACTGCATAAAAAAACCTCCTGTCCGTAACGTGGACGATTCGTTATATGTCAAGCCTCTGTCCCGAAGGAAAGAAGCTCCACATTCTTCGGATAACTCCTTGCAAGAAGCAGGAATCCGACCTGGATGATGAAGAAGGCGTGAAGGCATTTGTTGTAGTTCGCCGTTTTCGGTTTCGCAACAACAAGTGCGTCTCCGTCGTTGAGAACAATGTGCGGTCTCTTCTGGAGCTCGCCCTCTTCATTCATGAATTCAATGCTCTGTGCAAGGGTATAAGCAAGAACGGACGCCGCGGAACAGATGATGTCCTGTCCCTTTTCTCCTGCCATGGCGTGTCCCGAAAGCTTGAGAATAATGCTTCCGCTCTCCCTGTCCTGTGTAAAATTTGCTGTAATCATTTCCTCAAACCTCCTTTAAGTCGGGCTTGTGGAATTGGCGACTCGTTCTCTCGCCGCCCTGGTGTTTGCGGGTTCTTTGCCGGAATTCCCTCCGCCAAGAGCCTGCTTCGCTTCCGGATTAACCTTTCCGCCCTGTTCCGGATTGGGCATCGCCGGAGCCTGCATTCCGAATCCCTGCGCCATCTGCTGTGCAAGGTTCGAACCTTCGTGCCTGTCAACAATGGAAGCAAGTCCCACCATCTGCTGCATCATCATCTGCATCTGGCGGAACATTCCGCCGTTCTGCTCGATCTTCTGCATGACGAAGTTCTTGCGGTCAAAATCCATCATGTCAAGGCAGGCAAGAGCCTGGTCAGCAAGTTCCGGATTAAAAAATCCCTGTCCGAAGAACTGAAGCGCAAGCTCGTTCTGGCTCATCCTGGAATAGGGCGATGCCTTCTGCGCGGTGACTTCGATGTCGAACTGCGGAACTCTGTATCCCATGTCCACTCCGGCAAATACTCCCTGCCATTGGGGACGGATTCCGGCGTTGCTGTACCTTATGAATTTCTCCGCTCCGTCGTCTCCGACAATCCGGAACTGTCTCTCAAGTGTGTAGAACTGGCGGATTCTCTCGATTACCATGTAGATAATCTTGCAGAACGCCCGGAAGGAAGCCTTGTTCATGTCCCTGGAAAGCTTGGAACCTGCCTCCTGCATCGCCGCGATTGCGGATGCCGCGGTAACGCCGCTTGTGGTGCCGCCTGTGGAGATGTCGCGGTTGCCCGTGGTCTCCTTGAGCTCGTCAACCTTGCCGTTCTTGACCTCAAGATAAATGGAAGAAAGTCCTGTGCTTTGAACCGGAAGGATGGAATCCTGCCCAAGGTTTCCGGCAACGTGGATAAAATCGTTGTTGAGGTCGGCATATTCCTCCTCGTTTACTCCTCCGTCCTTGCGGACAAAGTGCCTCGGCTTGGCGTTGACGAGCATATTCTTCATGATTGCCTGGTCGCCCCGGTCAATGTATTCCTGGGAGCTCTTCGCAACGTCGATGTAACCGAAACCGCAGGGACTTCCCTCGATACGAAAGAGCGGATGGAAAACGAATGGATAATCCCCGTCGTCGTAAAAGCCTCTTTCCGCATATTCCGGCATATTCTCCGAAGCGAAAAGCACCTCGTCATTGACGTACTTGACATAATGCAGAACCGTCTTTCCGTTTGCGTTTCTCTTCTTGTAGTACCAGTCCACCACCGCGCTCTTGTTGGTGGTGTCGATGGTGTCGTCATAAACGTATTTGCTCATGTCAACGGCTGAAGAACCGAGCCTGTTTGTGAGCTGCGGATATTCCTCCTGGAGAAGGTCGTTGTCCCGGAGCTCAACCTGGAAAAAGTTTCTGCTTTCCTGGATGTCGGTGATTCCCGGTTCCCAGAAGAGGTTGAGCAGGTCAACCTTTCTGATGGAAACGTCTCCGAGTCCGCCGAGCTTGTCCTTGTCCCAGGAGATGAAGTAAGGAGCTGTTCCTTTTGTAAGCAGATACTGCATCGCCTCGGAATAGGTCTCCTCAAAATCGTTGTGGGCAAGAATAACGGGAATAATGGAAGAAAGAACCTCCGCTTCCGGTTTGTCTCCCTCTTCTCTCGGAAGGACATTAGCCGAAGGAAAGCTGTCCATTGCGTCTGCGTGCTTGTTTGCGATGCAGTTAAAGAGATACGCGGAAACGGGTTCAACCTCTTCCTTACTGCTCTTTCTTCTCATGTATTCCCAATGCCGGAGCTTATACCATTGTTCGTTCTCAATGATTTTCTGCTCAAGGTTATGCTTGCCTGCTTTATATCTCTGCAGGGTGAGCTGTGCCTCAAGAATCTGCTGTCTGCCAATGGGCAGAGCAGATGCCGCGGCACCTCCCATTCCCTGCGCCTGCTCGAATCTCATCTTCGCAACCCCATCCGCGGGCATTGCAGAAGGTTCAAACGGTTTGTTCTGAAAAATCATCCTATAATCTCCAATCCCGGTTTGATAGTCTTTGCAAAAAGCTCTTCCTTCGGAATGTCAAGGAAGATGTTGAGAGGACTGTTGTCCCCTTCGTCGATGTGTTTTTCTCTCGGTTTGATGGGTCTCGACATAAAGAAGTACCGCATCTCGTCGGCAATGTGGTCTTCGTTCTCGGTGTCGATGTCCTCGACCTTATGCACGTCATACTGCAGAAGCGGAATCGTCCGGATGAATGCCTTGCAATTGTTGAAAACATACATCATCGGAAATCCGTTCTCGTCGAAGGCAAAGCGGTAATGCACCTGCATCCAACCGGGAATCCTCTTGTGGTCGCCCTTGCTGAAGAAGACCTGGTGCTTCGCCGCGGTTTCGGCAATGGATTCGCCGTATTCCGCATCCCATATAGCCGGGTCAGCAACGCCCTGGATGGTCTTGCCTTTGAGCCATCTGTGCTCGGTCTCGATTCTGTGAATCTCCGCAAAGACCTGGCTCGGCGTCCATTTGATGCCCGTGTTCGCTTCCTCGGTGCATCCGTAAAGCTCAAGGATTCGGTAACATACCCCGTCATGGTCAACCGCCCACCAACCGCAGGAGAAGGGTTTAGAATAACCCCAGTCGAAGCTCCTGTAAATTTTCCAATTATCCGGAATCTCAAAAGGCTCGATAACGTGCGTCCATTGCCTGTCTCTGTAATGCTCCGGCAAGTCCATGAAATCCTCGAAGAACTGACCGAAGAAGATGTCCCAGGAACCCTCAAGCCATGCCTTCCGGAGCTTCGGAGGAAGTGCCTCAAGCTGTTTGATGTACTTTGGCTGCTGCTTCATAAGGGCAACGTTGTCCCGGACACCGCTCTGGATGAAGCTGTAATCATTCGGGTCTTCCCCATCAAGATAAATTCGATCGATGAAAAGCCTTTTTACCCATTGATGACCGACTCCGCCTGGGTTACAGGTAAGATAAACTCTCTTCGGAATCGGGTCTCCGTCCGAAACGCCTCGGACGCAGGCATAGAGGACTTTGAACTGTTCCTCGGTAAACTGCGTCGCCTCGTCGATGAAAAGGATATCACATTCGGTACCCTGGAAGTTATCCAGGTCTTTCTCGTTGCTGCAGTATTTGAAAACAATCTGCGCTCCGTTTCTGAACGTGATTTCCTTCTTGGAATCGTTGTATTTATACGTCCCCTTCTTGAGCATCTTCTTGAAGGGTTTGATGTGGTTTGCGTAAAGCTCCGGATAGCTTCGGCGCACAATCATGATGATGATGCCCGGATATTTACCCGCAAGCAGAAAGCTCTTGACTCTGACTCCCCAGGATTTGCCTCCTCCGCGTGAACCGCCGAAGGCAACAACGTTATGATGATCTGCAAGAAAAAGCTTCTGCTTCGGGTTCGGCGGAGGAATCGTGACTACTTGAGCCATTCCTCGTCAACCCCTTCCATGCGGATAATGAATTCGTTCTCTTCATCGTCGCTCTTCGCTTCTTTTTCAAGTTTCGCAATTCTTGCTTCCTGTTCACGGATGTCAGCTTCGCTCCGGATGTTCTGAATCTCCTTAAGGTCAAGAAGTGCCGCCACAACCTTCTGAAGTCCCATCCTGTCGATTATTGTTCTTACCTCGATAAGTTTCTCCTCGTCCTCAATAATCTCCTTGGTGGGCTTGTCCGGTCTCTCCGGGTTATTGTATTCAATGACTTTCGTTCTCGTCTTATGGGTCACCATCTGGACGTCAAGTTCATCGATTGCCCTCTCGATTTTTTCGAGGAGCCTGTCGCTGATATCAAAGATTCTCGAAAGCCTGTCCGACTCTTTGTTCCGGATTTTGTCGATTGTTTCCGTAAACTGTTTGCTCAAGAACTGTTCGCGCAGTTCAACCCAACTTTCAGCCTTTGCCCTGTTCGCAACAGCCGTTGGAGAAATGCCGTATTTCTTCGCAAGCTTTCTGTAGCTTGTGTCCGTTGTAACGTATTCTGTTTTTAACTCCTGCCAATCCACAGAAAGCTCCTTTCTCCCGTGATGCTTTAATTTTAATAAATCCCCTCTCCTCCATGAAATCCCCCCCTACGCATTGATTTCTGCGGAAAATCGTAGTAAAATATAAGCATCAAAAGCAAAGGAGGATTCGCCATGCCTGTTCTTGAATTTCCTGCTGTCTGTTCCTATGGCAAAGGAGACAGCGGCACATCCTGGATTGAATTTGAATTGACCGAAGAAGAAGAATCGCGCCTCATTTCTGCGTTTAAAGATACCGAAACCTACATCCATGGTTTTCGTTCCTCCGATGCCGTTTCCGATATCTACGACAAAATATGGGAAGCCGCAAACGAACAGATAACCGAAGAGCTTCTCGGTATGGACGAAATGCTTGAGGAAGGAGAAAAAGCCTCCGACCTCTATCAGATATGGGTCAATTTTCCCGAAGAGTTCGAGGAACTTTACCACCCGGAAGACGAAGAATAACAAAAAGCCGAAGGCAAAACGCCTCCGGCTTTTTTTATGTCTCCAGAACCTTGATTCCGTATTTCTCAAGCATAAGCTTTCGCTTGATTACGAAGAGCTTATAGGTCGCGCCTTTTCTACAGCCCTTCGTGTCCTCAACAACAACGTGTCCGTCCCTGTCGGTGTAAACAAAGTCCGCAACATAGGCGCATTCCTTCTCAACGCAGACCTTCTTGTCTTTAAGCCTCTTTCCGGTCTTTTCGGAATACCTGGGATGATATTCAAAGAATCCCGGAATAAGTACGAACTTCACCTGCTTCTGAAGGTCGGAAATCTCTCCCGCTTTCTGAAGAAGCAAAAGCTCCTGCCATCGTTTGAATTCCTTCTCGCTTGCAAAGGTCTCTCCGTTAACGGTAATCTTCTTGGCGTGGAGCTTGTTCCCCTTAATCAAGGCGAACACCTCCCTTGTTTTCGGAAAGAAGCCATTCCCGGATTCCGTCCCGGCAGTTACCTTCCTTGCAGTTATCCTCGCTGAATGCGCAGAAAGCGCATCTTCCGTCCGCGGAACCCGCAATAACCCTTGCAACCGTCTCGATCCCCGTGTCCGGAGGAAGAACTTCCTTCATTATCTCAAAGTTTGTCATCGGAAACCTCCTCGTCCATCTGAGCACCGCAGAAAGGACAATAATTTAAAAAAACATATTCTTCCGCACCATTAAGCAAAACCGGGTGTAAACAATCAGAACAATGCCAACAGTCGGTGTTTTCTTCTGTCCAATGAGCATGAACAACAGGTTTTGCTTCTATGGTGGGTTGTTTGTCTATTACTTTTTGCACCATGCGTAATACAGCCTCAGCCAAATATGTTTGATGTATTGTGATTAAGAATTTTTTTAATTCTTTTACGAATGCTTCCGCATCAATAAGTCGCATTGTCATTCTCCTTTCGGTGGTTCCGGTAAAGGCATCCAATGGGTTGTTTGTTGCTTAAACCCCCTGCGCCGAAGATAAAGACTTACGCAAATCGTATATCCATAACCGAGGTCATCAAACACCAAAACATAAGAACCATCTTCCGGCAACCTGTCTTTTACGCTTATCCATTCAGCCATTGTCAGCCCTCCTGTTCCATGCTTCTATTGCTTCTGCTTCTGTTGAGAAATACCGGCGAGTCCCTGCATGGCAAGTTCTACAAATCACAGCAAAATCGTGAGGTTTCAAATCCCAAACTGATTCTGACGTCTCGAGCAGAAGTGCTTCCCCTCCGCAAAAAGGACAACGTTCCAGTTCATCCATTCCCGTCTTCCTCCTCGTATTTCTGATAAAGCATCCTTGCGATTCTGCATTTTTTGAACTTCGTTCCGCAGCAGTATCTGTGCTTATATGCCTTGAGGCAGGCGGGACTTCCGAATGCAAGATGGAGCGAAGTGTTGTCCTCAACCCCTTCGCAAAGAATCATCTGCGCTTCCTCCTCGGAATAAAACGGACAGAGAACACTCTTGTCCGCCCTTCTTTTTGATTTCATCGGCATTCACCTCCCGGACGAACCGAATCCGTTGTCGCCTCTTTCTGTCTTCTCAAATTCATCAACAAGAAAGAGCTCCGGCATCTCGCATCTTGAAATAACAAGCTGTGCAATCTTGTCTCCCGCCTTGAAAACGCAGGGTCTGATTCCGAGATTGATTATTTTAACTTTGATGGAACCTGTGTAGCCGGAATCGATGGTTCCGTCCGTTATGATGCATTTTGAAAAGAGCAGTCCCGATTTGGAACGCATATCCCCGAAAAATCCGAACGGAATCTGGATATGAACTCCGGTGTCGATTTCCGCAGATGGAAATGCGAAATAATCCTCGTCGAGTTCCGTCGGCAATCTCAATCCGAATGCCCTGCGGACAACGGAAATGATTACGTCCCAAAGCGAAGGAACCGTAACGTCGCACGGCGTATAAAGGTCAAGTCCCGCATCCGCCTTATGCGCCCTGGTGGGCATAACAGACTTTTCTCCGTCAAGCATGATTTTGATTATCATAAACTAATCTCCTTCCATAAAATAGCTTTTACCATTGACTCTGCAAAAGAATCCTTCTTCCGGAATCGCACCCAAAACAATCATTCCCCGCACCCTATATGATCCGCCAAAGAAATCTTTTGTAAGTTCCATGCTCTTTTGTATTCTCATATTGGCAATAAGCGCGTCACTCATTTCACGCAGAAGCCTTTCCTTGCAATATTCCTCCAACGCCTCCGGAGTCATCTCATGTACGAAACTCATGGGAAGCGAAATCTCCGCGCTGATTTTTCCTCCGAATGGAACATAAGGAAAATCTTTTTTGTTTGCTGTGCCTCTTTTCACTTCAACATCATTTCCGCAGTATTCACATTCGGATTGAGAATCTTTGATTGGTGCGCCGCAATGTTTACAGGTTTCCATTTTTCTCCCTCCTGTTTCTCCGGGCAACCGCCTCGTCGAGTTTCCTTTGAACCGTCTCCGTCCAGGAATCAAGAAGGAGAATCTTGTCCTCGTTGGTGATTCCCTCGTCCGGAGAGATTACGTCGTTTTTGATTCTTGTAAGCTCTGCCTGGACTGCATCATAAAAATCCGAAAGCCTCGGAAGCGAAAGATAACCCAGGTCATCGTTTGCGTTATACATGGTGAGCATCAGAAGACATTGCATGAACTCAAAACCGCAGATAGTCTCGTTGCTCCTCTTCTCCTCAAGTCCCCTTTCATAACCCTGCTTATATGCAACGGAAGGGTTCCTGCTCACCGGAATCTTCGCGGGTGCTCCGGAAGGTTTCTTTTCTTTTTTAAGCTTCATTTTCTGCCCTCCTGGATTCTTTTAAGATGCTTGAGGCGACCTTTTATGTATGCCGGACTCACAATCGCCTTTCTTACGTTTTCGATCTTTTTCTCCCTGCGCCTGCGAAGCTCGTTCATTATCCGGTATCTCGCATACCGCTGACAATCTGCGTGACAGGTGGAAGACCTTCCGTCTTCCTCCGTGCATCCGTGACAGGGACTCTCATACATAGAGCTCATAATTAATCCCCCTCACAAGCCTTGCCCAGGTTCCGTCGTCCGGACACCAGATTCTTCCAATGTCCTCAATGGTTCCTCCCCGGTAATATTTCCCTTCCGGGTTAAGGTAGTGCTTCCGGAGGAACCAGGAAACGTAATCGATGCATTCGGGGACGGAATCGAACTCCGCCCTTCCGAATCCGAAGATGTTGTTCTTCCGGAACATAAATTTTCCGTGTCCGGATTCAAGGGAAGCCACCGCCGCAAGAAAACAGGCGTTGATTTCATAATCCTCTTCCGCCCATATGAATTCCTGTGCATACTGTTTGAGCTCCCCTTTGAGCACCGATTCAAGCTCCTCGACGGTATAACCGCAGGGCTCTTCGATTCCGGGAACTTCATAAGCGAATGCCTCAACCGCAAGGAAGATAACGATCGCCGCAAGAATTGCTCCGAAGAGCAGGCTCAAGAAAAGTTCTCTGATGATTTTCTTCATGATGCAATCGCCTCCGGTTCCTCGATTTTTCCAAGAACAGGCTGTGCAAGAAGAACTTCCTCAACCTTTCTGATGACTTCAAGATTATCCTCTGTGAGAGGTACAGCTCCCAAAAGGTCGATCTGAAGCTTGTTTCTATCTATGAGATATTTCATGTTTTCACCTTTCTTTGATTCCGAAGTAAGCATAAACTCTGTCAATGTCGGGAAGCTTCCGCATAAGCTTCCCGACCTCTTCCCTGCTGACATCGATTCCGTATCTGTCATGGAGTCTGTGATGATGAAAATCGATGTCATTCTCCGGAACGGAGTTTTCAACTTTTCCACAATGAGGAGGAGAGAATAATACTATTCTTTCTTTGTTCTCATTGTTATAATTGTTATCATTGTTGTTTGTGTTCCTCATCGGTTCCTCATCGGTTCCTGTCCGGTTCTTTTCCGGTTCTTTTTCTGTCCCGTGAATGCTGAAATTGCTGTAGTTTATGAGGAAAAAAACGGTTCCTTTTCCGCTCCTTTTTGTACCCAACATTCCATCTTTCGTCAGAACATCTATGAAACTATGTGTTTTCTTCCTTGACCATCCCCAAGCCTCGGCAAGAGCGGTTTCGGAAGAAAGAAAACCTCCGACGGGAATCTCGATGATGCTGTTTTCAAAGCAAACCTTTCGCTCTTCATGGTTCGCACGAAGAATCATATCCACCCAGGCTTGCCCTTTCGAGAAAGGCTTGTCTTCCCAAAGCCAATGGTCGCGTATCTGCCTGTGAAGGCTCACCCATCCCTGCTCCACAATGCTTCCTCCTCGATTTCAATCAGCCGTGGAATGTCTTCGCGGCAAGATAGTGGTAATAAATATGTGCCGCCGCTTTGGAAAGACTTATAAGCTTTTTAAGCGCGGCGGAATCAAGTTTCATTTCGCAGGAAGACTCAATTTCCGTGGAATCAAGTCCGACGATGATGGTCATTTCCTTGACCGCACCTTTGTTTTCTTCCTCGAACATGGAGGTCTGGTCTTCCTCTCCGGTAACAAAATGAACTTCATAAGGATAGGTCTCAAACGGTTCCGCCTCGGCGAAATCGGTGTTCAGTACGCAGTAATTGCGAAGCTTCTCAACAGAAGCTATGTAAAGGTCTTTAAGCTGAATGCTGCTCATGGTTTTTCCTCCTTAATGTCAGAACGGACAGTCCTCGTCATCGATTACAGCGAAGCTCTCCGGGCTTATTTCTGCAGGGTAACAAGTTTCATTCCCTTCGCCGGAAACTGTCTCCTGCGAGCTCTGGGAGCTTCTCGGAAGGAACTCAACGGAATCCGCAACAATCTCAACGGATTTTCGCTTCTGCCCAGCCTTGTCTTCCCAAAGCCTGGTCTGAATGGAACCTTCGATAACGATGGGCGAACCCTTCCGGAAATACTTGCAGATGAATTCCGCCGTGTTTCTCCAGGCAACAACGTCGATCCAGTCGGTCTGGCGGTCGTTTCCTTTGGAATAAGCTCTGTCAACCGCAAGGGTAAAGCTCGTCACCGGAATTCCGCTCCCGGTCTGCCGAAGCTCCGGGTCTGCGGCAAATCTGCCAATAAGTGTCGCCTTGTTCATAAAATCCAGTCCCCCTCGGTTCTTCTGTTCTTGTCTCTGATGAAAACGGGAATCGGTCTTCCAAGAGCTTTGCAGACGCAAACAAGCTTTCCGATGTTTTCCTCGAACTGGTCATTGTTCTGCGGATATGCGTGATAAACCTTCATAGTCTTGAGAGCTGGAGCCTCCCCGCCGCCAAGAACAGGTATAAATTTACTCTCCGCAATAACAAGGCTTACGGATTTCAGAACCGGGTTAACATCAAAGCGGAAGTAACTTCCGTCGAACTTTTTGATGAAGTCATCAATGAATTCTGCAAAAAGATGTTTCGCTGTGACAAGTTCCGCCGGAGTCCATTCGCAGGCTTTCTTTTTCTTCTCGTAAAGCTCAATGGCGGAATCAACCGCTTCGTGGGCGATTCTGTGGGCGTCCTTCTTGTCCTTCGGGTCAATGCAGAATCTGATTTCCGCGGTTCTGTTTTTGATTTTGGGGTCTCTGACGCAGTTTTTCCCGTCAAAATTCAATTCTTTCTCCGCCGAAGCAACAAGCTCAAGCTCCTCCTCGCGGAAGAAATACGGGTCAATATCTTCAAGGAGATAACCAATCGGTTCTCTGTCAAATAAAACGTTATAAGGTTTCCAAATGGTAAAAACCTTTCCGAGATATCTATGTCTGTAGTCAGCAGGATTGTTGCTTCTTACGAATCTCACCTTGTCGCCTTTTTTGAATTTGCCTGTGTACATTTTTCATGCCTCCTTAAATGCTTCAACTGCGGGTCTGTCAAAACAAAGCTGTCCGTCAGCTCCTGCCTTCGCCGCCATGATTTTTGCCCTGCGGAATCGTTTCGAAAGCTCCGTGAAGTGTTTCCGGAGGAACTCCTCCATCTCCTCCTGGGTCGCAATCTTGATTCCCTTGTTGCTGTGGATAATGATTTTCTCAAAAGCCGGGTCTGCGTTAATGTCCTGGATGTCCTGGGAAAGAATTCTCCTTGCGGAGGAGTTATGAAAATCTCCTCCGCTCATTCCATAGATTCCGCAAACCTCTTCCTGGCTTGTCCAGTCCTTTCTTCCAAGAAGGAAGGAGTAAAGAGCCATCTGCCTGCCCATGTCCGGTTTTCTCATTTTGCATCACCTTCCCAGGGAAGTGCCTCGTCAACTCCGCCGAAAACCTCTCCGGTCTCCTCGTCAACAATGGTCGCCTCAATGATGGGCGCGTCCGGAATTTCTCCGGCTCCATCTTCCATAACCGCCTGCGCCGCTCTGACTGTGGCTTCGTTTCCGTCCTGGTAATCGATGGACATGAGTCCGTAATGGTTGATAAGTCTGCGGATAACGGTCTTCTTCGCCATGGCGTCAAAGTCCTCTCTCCAACCCTTGCCCATGTTCTTGCCTTTGCGGTTCTTCATTTCGTGAGCCTCAATCTGCTTTTTGGTCATGTAAAGGGTTTTCTCCGCTCCGTTCTTAAGGCGAAAGTATCCGACATATCCGATGATGGGAGTTTTCTCCCTCTCGTCCTCGTCCTCAATCCAATTGAAGACCGCGTCTCCGGTCAGCCTGTCATAAGAAATAAGCTCGCCCTGGCGGACGTCAACCGCGTCCGGAATCCTGCTGTAAGCTCCGGTGCGAAGGCAAAGCTGAATAAGTCCCTTGTAACCCATAACAAAGGTCGCTTCGGTTTTCTTCTGCCATTGACCGCTTGCGTCCTTATAACTGTTGTTGAACGGAACAATGTATGCGAATCCAAGGGAAGGCTCTATGGGAAGGTCAAAGCTTGCCGCCTTAAGTCCTGCCTGGATGATGGTCATGGGAGCTTCGTAAAAAGCTTTCTGAAGGTTCTCATCCGCGTTGACAAGAGTAATAAGGGTCGATACAAACTGCGGTGCTCTCTTGCCGAGGAGCTTGTCAAAACGTGTTCTCATTCCCTCGGAATCAAGAAGACTGTTCATAAGTGCGTTTACCGTCTGCTTTCCCCCTTCGGTCTTTTTTTCCTCAAGGTTGGTGTTTGCTTTCTGCTGAATAAGTCCGGTGTTCATTTATTCTTCTCCTTCCTGTTCAAGAACCTGTTCATAGATTTTTCTGAATGCATAGCTTGCCGCCTGGGCGATTCCAAGGTCGCCGCCGTGAATAACGTGTCCGTGTCCCCTGGCGATTTCCACGCCGTTGACGTTCATTCTGACGATGACTACGTTTCTTTCCGGAACAATGTCGATGGGGAACGTGTATTCGTCTTCGCTGTTGTCGAGCACGGCGTCCTTTGCTTCGATGATGCAGCTTTCGCCGTTTTTGAGCACGATGTTATAAAACTGCGTGCTCATGGAAGTTCCGAGCAGAACATCTATGCAGGTTCCGTGCTCAACCTTTCCGTTTCTGTGGAATCTTACAAGGTCTCCGACATTGATTTTCATAATCATTTTCCTTTCTTTTCGTTGAATCTGAACACCCTGGAGGTGCTGTGGCTGTAATAATCGGAAAGGTCAATTTCTGGATGCTCATGCGAAAATCTCCTGCTGTCAAAGCTCTGTCTGCTCTGCTCTTTCCAGGAGATTCTGAAGTCGCCGAACCTTCCTCCGGTCGCCTCTCCCATATAGGTTTTGATGTGGTTTTTCTCTTCATCAAGAAGATTCTCAAGCTGCTTTATCTGCCCGGAAAGTGCCTTGTATTTCCAGATGTGCTCCGAAACTCCCGAAAGGTCAATCTCAAGTCCTTCCCTGGCATTTCCGAAAATGGAATCAACAGCTTCGCTTGTCGCCTTGCTTCCGTCAATCTTCGGCGGAGTTTTGCTCTCAACCTCTGCCCAGAATCCTCTTTCAATTTCCGCAAGAGCCCGGATTTCCTTCTCGATCGCCTCGGTTCTCTCGATTTCAAAAATGTAAAATCCCTTGCCGAAGCAGATAATTGCAAGATGCCATTTTGTATATCCCGTCACCATCATGTAGTGGAGGCATTGACAGTAAAAATTAGGAGGAATTTCTCCGTTAATGCAATAATGAATAATTTCATTGTTGCTTGTGCTTTTGCATTCAAGTCCTTCTGACTTTCCTATAATTTCTCTGTCAATATCAGCATGAGCAAACTGAAAATCCTCGTTGCGCAAAAGATAATTGCATCTTTTTACTTTTAATCCCGTTTTTTCCATAAAGCGGTGAGCGATATAGTCCTCAAGGTCGTTTCCAAGTCTGACCGCTTCTTTTTCGGAGATGTCCTCCGGTTCCATCGCTCCGGTCTTTTCTGCCCAAAGCGCATATGCGGAAGAATAAGGGTTAAATCCGCAGATGGTTCCCGCATCGCTGCCTCCGATGCTTTTTCGCCTTTCGGCAAGCCATTCCTCATGCGAATTACATTTTATTTTTTTGATTTTGCTCATTGGTATCTCCTTTCGGTGTCGGTTTTCGCCTGTTTGCAGCTTGTTCTTTATAAGTAGCCCAACGGCAATTTGAAGGCTCATAATTTCCGTCGTTGTCGATTCGTTCAATGGTAAGTTCGTCTTTATAACCGTTGTTCATCGCCCAATCAAAAAATGCTTGAAAATTCTCTTTCCATTCTTCGCAAACTGTGATTCCTCGTCCGCCGTAATTTTTATAGTAAACGTGATGCTCATTGAAACACCTGTCTTTCATTCTTTGCCATATTACATACAGGCGTGAACCGTATTTACCGTGTTTCAAATTGCGATGAACAGCATTTTCCGAAACCAAGCATCCGCATGATTTTGTTTTCCCTTGACGAAGAACTCTGCCTGTAACAACTTTTTCGTTGCCACAGTCACATTTACAAAGCCATGTAGCTTCTTTGCCTTTTCTGCCATATATACCAAGAACCGTAAGCCGTCCGAACCGAATCCCGGTCATATCTTTAATTTTGTTAGGCATAATCCGCTTCGCATTCCGGGTAATATTCCGGAACGTATTCCTCCTTTTCTTCATCGTCATCCGGCGGATAGCCTATCCATGGTGCTTCAAGCATCGTCTCGCATCTCCAATCCATAGAGAATCGCCGCGAAAATTACGCAGAGGAAAAAGCATATAAGGCAAGCCGGAATGCATTCAGCAAGGATGAGGCATCCAAGTGCCGAAAGCACCAACATAAGCTCAAAAAAGTTTTTCATAAAAGAGCCTCCTCAATAATCTTTCTGGAGGTAAACCTCCGAATCCGGGAGCCTTCCGTGGGTAAGAAAGAACTCTGCAGGCTCTCTCGGAATGATGTAACGCCATTCTTTGCCCGTATGGTAGGCGTATCCCATAAAGAACGGTTTGTTCGCCTTCGCCGCTTCCCTCATCCCCTTTCGGAATGATTCCGGATTCAGAATCCCAAGCCGCTTGCAGAACTCCGTCACAGGCATCGTTTTACTTCTGTTGTCCATGGGGTCTCCTCCTTCTTGCGTTTACGTAAGTCAAGAGGCAAAAAAAATATCTTTCACTTCTTCGTCTGAAAGATTGAGAAAAGAAATAAGCTGCTGAATTTCATTACGGGTAAACTCGCTTTCACCATTCAGTTTTCTTGTAATGGTTGCGGGGTTTTTCCCTATGAAATCAGCAACTTTTTCAAGTGTCTGTCCTCTTTCGTAAACTTTTGCGCGAAATTTGTTTTTATTGAACACACCGATTCCCTCCTTTTAATTTCTTGCGTTTGCGTAAGTATATATTACCACTTGCATTTACGTAAGTCAATACTTTTCCGCAAGTTTTTTTGCAAATTTTTAAATTTTTCTTGCAAATACGCAAAGCATAGTATATAATAAGGGTGAGGTGATTTTATGGGTAAAAACACTTGGCTCAAAGACCGCAGAATGGAATTGAGCTTAACCATGAAACAAGTTGCCGATTATGTCGGCGTTTCCGAAGCAACCGTTTCCAGATGGGAAAGCGGCAATATCGCAAATATGAAACAGAGCAGAATCAAGCTCCTCTCCGAAATTCTCCAGGTCTCTCCTGTTGAAATTATCGGTATAAAAGAAGAACCCACCGAAGTTACCGTCGGTGAGTTCCAGGCAAAGGCTCTCGAACTTCTCAACCGTGTTCCGGAAGAGAATCAGCCTTTCGTTCTTTCTCTGATTGAAGCTGCAATAAATAATCTGAAATAATCTCAATGGCGATTATCGCCGCCTGTTCTGGGTCTTTTGCTTTTCCCAAAATTTCCAAAAACCGCTTCTCATTTTCCTTCATGCAAAAGACCTCCTTCAATTCATTTCGTGCTATAATCGAACATTTGTTCTTTTTTCAATTTGGATTCTACCACGAATCGTGCCGCTATGCAATCACAAATTTTTTCCACCAACCAATTTCGCACCAACAGGAGGTTCTTATGAAAAAACTCTTATTATTGTTTCTCTGCCTCCTGTTGCTGTCTTCCTGTTCGGTAGCTTATGCCCATCCCGGAAAAACAGACGATAAAGGCGGTCATTATAATCATTCAACCGGAGATTATCATTATCACCACGGATATTCCGAACACGAACATTATGATATGGATGGCGACGGCGAACCCGATTGTCCCTATGATTTCGACGACAAAACTGACCACAGTTCTTCTTCCGGAAACAATTACAGCAGCAATAATTCTGATAATTCCACGCCTACAAAATCCGTCCCTTCCCCGGAAAACAAGCGAGAAGATTCAAACAAAAAGAATAATTCAAAAAGCAATTTTGATTTTGGACTGATAATTACTATTGTCTATTTTTGCCTAATTTTTTCGGTTCCTATTATATTTTTAATTGTTTTGCCTTTTTATTTTTATGTGATTGAACCTATTATCAATTACTTCAAAAGAAGAAAGCAACAAAAGATTGACCTCAACAAAAATGTTGCTGTCGTTGTTCGTGAAGAACCCGAAGAGGAACCATGCCAGTTCTACACAGGCTCAAGAAAAATTAAAAAGATATTGACAAGAATCTCCATGGAAAACCTTTCAACCGCAGAAAAAGCAGTTATAGACGATTATTTTCTCAATATAAGATGTATGGAGAAAAGAATAAAAAAGCTTTCTGAAATTGAAAAATATCGAACATTACTCAACGATCCTCATTTAGAACAAGATGATTACGAATCGCATCTTAAAATAATTTCAATATACGAAGGTATAATCTTAAAAGAGGAGGAAAAAATCGTACCTATTATAATGAAACAACCAATTTCGTGACCTCACGAAATTGATACCGACATAAATGTCGCCCGCAAATTCCAATGCGCGCGCGTGTTAATCTAACGCGAAAAAGTGTTAAAACTTGCATTAAAAGTGTTGAAAACGTAATTATTATCGTTGTTTTTGTGAAAAAACCTCTCAAAACTCAAAAATAATTGCGTGTAAATAAAAAAATCCCGCCCAGGAGCGGCAACTCCGGACGGGATAACAGAACAATCTCTCAATGCTCTCATACACCAAGGGGCAATTCTGCCCTTTTATTATAATAAAATAAAAGGAGGCTGTCAACATATGGCAAGAGAAAAAGGCTCTGGGTCGTATCGTGAAATCGTCCGAGCCGGAAAGAAAATCTATGAATACCGCATCGAAGGAAAATCCTTCTATGCAAAAACAAAAAAGGAATGCCGGGAAAAGTACCAGGAATGGAAGCTCAATAAGCACGAATCCCGGATCGAGCGCATCGTCTGGCTCAAGGATTGGGCGGAGGAATGGCTCGAAGTCTATAAGCACGGAAAGGTCGTCGATGGAACCTATCAAAATTATAAGCTCTATACTGAAAAGCACATCATCCCGTTTTTCGAAGGAGTAAAAATCAAGGATATCCGTCCCGCCCATATTGAAAAACTCATGGGAGAAAAAAGCAATCTCTCTGAATCCGCCCGTCATCAGATATGGCTCACTCTCTCCGGAATCTTCAAAACCGCCTTGAAAAACCGCCTCATCGATGAAAATCCCTGCGGCGATTATGTCACACCAAAAGATGAAAAAGACCAGGAAGCAAAGATAAAGTTCTTCAAAACTGCTCCCCTCCAACGTCTCATCGAAGGCGCAAAGCACGTCGAAGGCGGACACTATGTTCTCATCCCTCTCTATACCGGAATGCGAATCGGCGAACTCTGCGGTCTCCAATGGGGAGATATAAGCGATGACTTGATAACCGTTTGCCATAGTGTCCACAGGGTCAAAGGTGAATATGTCCTTACAACAACCAAGAGCGGAAAAAGAAGATATGTCGGAATCACCGATTCCCTGCAAAATGCTTTCAGCCGCTGTCCTCACCGCGGAACTTTCGTTTTCTCCGGAAGTAATACCTTTCTAACTCCTCATCAGATGGAATATCGGTACAGAGCCGCTTTCAAAAAAGCGAATGCCTATCTGACCGAAAACGGTGAAGAACCTGTGGAATACCTCTCCCCTCACAAGTGCCGCCACACCTACGCAACCTATCTTGCCCAGGGCGGAGCATCCGCAAAAGACGTTCAGCAAATCCTCGGTCACTCCTCCATAACCACCACACAACTTTACTTCCATTCGGATATCGAGGCTATAAAGTCCGCATCCCAAAAGCTTGGGTACTGAAACGAAAGTGGGTACTAAATGGGTACTAACTTTTTTGAAGGTAAAAACAAAAAAAGCACATAATCAAGTTTTTGGCTTAATCATGCGCTTTTTTTGTTGGTGGGAGCGGGTGGGTTCGAACCACCGTAGTCACTGACAACAGATTTACAGTCTGAAAACTAAAAGCGCAGTTTTTGGCTTATTTAAGCCATTTTCTGCGCTTTTCCTTATGTTGCTATGTACCTCAAAATACAGGAAAATACACTCCTAAATGGGTACTGAAATGGGTACTAAATCCTGTTCTGAAGGCTCACCCAAGCCTGCTTGAATTTATCGAAACCGAACATCGCAATGTAAGCAACAAATATACCTATAACGACTGCGCCGACCGCGTAGTACCAAACGAGCGGCACAGAAAAATATTCAACCGCTGCCAGGAACACCGCAAGTGTCAGCACCAGGGCAACCGCAACTACAACGTAGTTGGTCGGCACCGGAATCAGCTCCTTGATGAGCTGAACGATAATGTTGGTGATGATTGAAAGCGCAATCATCACGGTAACCAGGATGGAGATATACTCCATGATAACAGAAAAATCCATCATTCTTCCTCCTCTGTTTCATCTGTCTTTTTCTTTTTGTCGTCGAAATACTTCTTCAGAAGGAGACCTCCCGCCTCAACAATCATCGCCGTGAACCACCATTGAATAAGAGTCGAATGGTCAGCTCCGGTAAGATGCGTCGAAGCAAAAACCGCCGCCGTAAAGATAACCGTGGTGATGAAAATCACAATGATGCATTTGCGCATGAACCGATTCTTGGTCTCGCGCTTTTCAAAAACAATCCTCATTTCTTCATTTCCATCCTGTTCTTCTTGGCAACCCGGTTGATGTCCGGTTTTCTCTTTTTCTTCTCCGGAACAAATTTCTTGCCGAACCCTTCAACAATCGCCCTGGCAAGTCCTTCCGCAATCTCTTCCTTGTTCTTCGTGAAGGTCTCAAAATCCTTTCGGTTGGTAAGAAAACAAATTTCAAGAAGGTCTGCGGAAAGTCCGTACTGCCATGCAGAGCGGACGAATCCGAAGAAGTCCTTCTTTGCGGAAACCGCGTCGAATCGCCTGGTCTCCATGTTGAGCTTCTTATCGAAGATTTCGTTCCGATTCTGAATATAACTGCTCCTGGCGAAGGGCTTTCTCTCCTTGAAGTATTCCGTAAGGCATCTCCGGAATCCGACTTCAATCCCTGCCGCCTTCTCAGCATAGGGAACAAAAACCTCTGTTCCGTTTGCGCTCTGATTCTCGAACCCATTAAAATGCACCGAAACAGCATAGCTGCATCCTGCCTTCGCGCAGGCGATCGCCCTCTGGGAAGTGTCTCCGGGGTGATAATCCCCTTTCCTGGTGAGATAGGTCTCAAATCCGTTCCTGCGGAGAGCCTTGTCCATCAGAAGAACGACCTCAAGGGCATAATCCTTCTCCCAAAGTCCGTCCTTGTCGGTGTCAATGGAATATGTTCCGGTGTAACCTTTTCCGCCGTGTCCGGCGTCAAGTCCGATTTTAATTGCCATTCTCAAACACCTCCGTGATACCTTACAATGGTCTTGCGTATGCTCTTAAGCTCGTCTCCGTACTCCCGGCTGTGCTCCTCAATGTGTTCAAGCCTCTCGTCCATCCTCGCAAGATGCTCCTGGCTGTTCGCCCATTTTTCGCCGTAACCGTTGTGCTTGTCAAGCCTCTCCCTGTTTTCCTCGATTTTCTCATCAAGCCTGTCAAGCTTGTCCTTGACCTCCTGCCGGAAAGCTGAATCCAGGTCTTCTCTCTCTTTCTGAAGCTTCGCCTTATTCTTGTCCCGCTTCTCGTCGTCCTTCTTCCTGCTCCTGTTAGCGAGGTAAGAGGACAGAACCGCCGCAACCGCAGTAACTGTGGTCGGAATAAGGGCGATCCAGAATGCTTCGCTCATCTTTCTCCCCCCCTATTCCGTTGTGATGTCCATTCTCTTGAAGTCCGCTGTGATAACCACGTCGTCCTCGATGATGAATTCATATTCCGCGGTCATACTGCCGTAACTTTTTCGGAATCCATCGTGATAAATTTCGATAAGCCTGGAACCCGTTGAATGAAGATAACACTTCAAAGTGTCGCCCTTTTTACACTTAAAGGTCTCCCTGTGCTCAACCCCTTCGTGCTCAATGCGGGTTCCGTCCGCAACACCTGTAAAATTGATGGTAACGGTAAGCTTTCCGTCCGCTCCAAGAATCCTTCTTCTCAGATCAAGCATATCCATGATCATTCACCCTTCTTGTCCCAGGTGATATAACCCTTGTTGTTATGTCCCCAAACGGAAAATTCCCATGTCTCTCCGCCCGCTGCTTCAAGAATGTCGTCTCCGTCGGTAACAAAACTGCCGGAAATGTTCGGAATTTCAGAAATCTCCGCCGCAAAGGTGATAAACCCATGGCATCGGCAAGGTTTAACCTCCATGGAAAAGCTCGTAACTCCGGTATATGAATAATCCGTGTTGTCTTCGCAAGGGCAGCTCACCGTCCCTTTGCCGCTCACGGATTTGATAATGGCGTTCCTCGCAACCTCGTCCTTGCAATTAAGGGTAAGGTTCTTCCTCTTGATGGAAATCCTCTTCATGTCCGCCATCGTTTTTCACCTCCTGTTTATTTTTTTAGGCGGAGAGATTCCCCCTTCGCCTTTTTATTCTTCAGTTTCAAACTCAAGCTCCGCCCCGCAGTAAGGACATTCCTCAAGTTCAAAATGCTCGCCCTGCCAACGCAAAGCCTTGTTCGATATCCATACAACCGCTGCAGAAATCAAGAGGCTGTAATAGAGGTTGTCGATGACAAATGTTCCGTCGATATATCCGCAGGTGAAAAACACAACAACCGCCATTCCGATGGTTTCAAAGGTCGATTTGATTGCTTTAAGAATCTTCATCAAATCCGCTTCTTTCTTTGATTTCTTCAAGGTTTTTCTGCGAATCAATCCGTAGCCAGATGTTGACGAGAAGCATAAGAATGTTGAGCACCGTCATGAGGTATAAGATTTTAAAATCCATAGTTCCTCCGTCCCGTTATTCTGTGGTCGTTGTCGCTGTCGCTTCGTGGATATCCGTTATCGGGAATGTTATTTTGAGGGTCGCCGGGTCGAAGAGCGATATTGCACCAGTTACCGCGGTGGGGTAAGGTTCATCAAGACTTGCAAAATAAAAAGGAGTTCCCCCGGTTTCGGTTGTAAAAAGTCCAAAACCTTTCGCAGTTTCCCAATCTGCGGTTGCCTTATTCCAGTTAATCTGCTTTACGTTCTGAATGCCTCTTCCGGAGGCGGTTCCGATAACATCCGGATAGGTTTCATTATACTGTGAGATAAGAACTCTTTCATAATTCCCCCCGGAGAGTTCGTTAAAAACACCGTTATCTTTTTCCGGATCGTTGGAAGAATAGCCGATGTAAACTTTGTTTTTCGCCGGAAGTGCTCCGGTTTTTCCGAACATCCAGTTCAAAATGTTATTTGCCTCTGTTGTGCTGAATGGCATAATTTTTACTCCCTTTCTTTTAACAAAATTCTTTTCCGAACGTTTCGTTTAGAATTTTAAGTATTTCGCTTGTGCCGATTCCGTATCTTGACATAGAATCCGGAACCTTGCTCATGCTCTTGGTGCAGATTTCTTTGATAAGCTCAAGGTCTGCATTAACCGCAAAATGTATCGCGGTGTATAAGATTTTTCCGAAAAATCTACTTCCGAAACCGAGAACCTTTCTGCCGTCGATCAAAAGGTCGTTTCCGTTGATTTCGGATTCAATCCCTTTTTCACCGAGCATCTTTTTCACTTTTTCAACAATGGTTTTCCGATATTCCTGCCCGGAATATCCTTCGGTGAAAATACCGACATCAACATCTCCGGGACTAAGAATTATTGTTCCGCCCTCATGCTTAATCTGCACCATCTTTATTCCGGCTTTTTCAATGGCTTCAAAATCTGCCCCGCCGTTACTTCCAACAACAGCGCAATTTTCATCGGCAACGCAGTAAACAACACCCTCTCTCTGCTCGGACAGAATGTCGAAAACAACGTCGCTTACTTCGTCAAGGGTAACTTTGATAACTTCCATGTTGTTCCTCCAATCACGGTGCGCTGCTCAAAGGATAAAATGTAGCTGTAACATTATCTCCCGACCAGTTATAGTTTTTTATATCCTCGTTATCCGTGTAAATGTTCATGGAATAAGCGTCTTTACTGTATGCTATGCCTGTTGCTTCACCGGGTTCGGGAAGGTCGATTGACATTCCCGCCGGCTGACGGAATATCAAGTTTTTTATTCCTGTTCCGATGGTGATTTTTCCTGTCATTTTTCTCACTCCGCTGCCAACGGTTATTTTGGTAAGTGCTGTTTGACCTGAAAAAATTTCATTCTGCAGCATTTCTACCGTGTCCGGAATGATAACGCTTGTAAAGTTACTGTCCACAGTATCACCATATTTACCGCAAGCATCAAACGCTATATTTTTTACTGTGCTGGGAATCACAAATCCGTTGCTCGGCGTAGAAATCTTGTTTCCCACAAGAATCCTTCCTTTTGCAACAGTCACCATTGTTCCCTCCGGTTTGTCAATATACCATTTTAAGTTGGCTTGGCAAAACACTACCATAGGTATAATTGCATAAGGATCCATGCTGTCGGTATCAATAGTTTTGAGTTGCGAACAATTATAAAAAGGACTTTCACCAAATGTCTTTACGGAATACGGTATTCCTATTGATGTTAAAGATGTAAATTCCCAAAAAGCATTTGATTTAATCTGTTTTGCTCCATCAAGCTGTTCTTTTGTAATCACCGTTAGCTTTTTTGTCAAATAATCAGAAATCAAGCTCAAGTATAATCACCTCTTTACACAGAAATAATCTTATCCGCTAAATTCGACCAGTCATTTCTGTTTTTCCAAGCGGAAGCCAGAGCGGAGGGAACTTTGATTTGTGCTATATTGCTCGCTAAAAAAGAAAAATAGTTACCATCAGAGTTCGCATATCTTGACGGTATTGCTTTTGCTTTGGAAAAATCAATAACGCAATTTGATCCGGTATATTGGCAAACGCCATCATAAATAAATTTAATATTTGATGAAAAAACCACTTCAGTAACGCTTCTTGTTACAAGAGAGTCTTTATTTACCGTGATAACACTGTCGGGGATTTCTATCTTTTTCAAAACATCTATCGAATAATACTTTCGATATAACTCCAATGCGCCGTTATAAACACTATAGCTCGGTATAACCGTAATATTTCCCCAATCTTCAGCAGTAATTTCCTCAAGGCTTCCTTCTATAAGCTGAACAAATCTGTTTTTATCCTCCAAAGGTTTGGAAGAATATCTGCGGAAGACAAAATCTCCCGTTCCGACCTTTTCTTCGGTTCTGTAATAATGTGCAAAGTCCATTAGGTTCCCGCCTCCACAATGTAAATGTCCCCGTTTACGTAGATGTCGGTTGTGGTTCCGGTGTATCTGTAAACATTGCCTTCGTTTTCTTCGATAAGCACGGAATCCATTCCGCTCGCCGTGGCAACATCCTCGATGTAGTTAAGGCTTCCGGTTATCCCTGCAACAACGGCGTTCTTTTTGATGTTTTCTTCCAAAAGTGTTTCCGGCTTAATAACAACGACTTCGTCAAAAACCTTTCCCGCATCCGGAACTTTTGTCATGTTTCCCCCTGAAAAATCCGGGGTGATTTCCGCTGTTATCTTCTCCGGCGCCTCATAAGCTCCGATAACCCCGCCGATGTTCTTATTCAAAAGAATATTTTCCGGAGAAAGGTCTGCGGGTTTAATGATTTCAATGCTGCTGAAAACCTGCCCGTTAATCGGAGTTACAGTTTGATTACCCCCGGTAAGGTCAAGCTCAATTTCTGCCGGAACAGGGGTGGGAACGCTTGTTTCGTCAATCCAAAGAGAGATTGTACCGTCCGACATTTTAACTTTGATTTTCTGCACAGGAGCATGTTCCACAGGCTGTCCGTTCCGGTCTTTCAAAACAACCTTTGCGGCAATTTCAACAAGACCTACAACATGGCTCGAAGCCGAGGAATTTGTAATAACCGCGTCAAACGGTGCTCCTCCCGTAACTTCCGAAGGAACAACATATATGCAGAAAGGTTCTCCGCTCCCGTCTGTTCCTTCCGGAACTTCCCCTGCTACAGCCATAAGACCGATGTCGCCAACATAACTTATGGTTGCGTTTTCTGTTTCAGAAATTGCAATCTCATAACTTTCTCCCGGAACCTTGAAAAACACCGCATCCCAATAAACCAAATAGCTTTTATTCGCTTTTATACCCGCGAATGCACCGTTGCTGTCACCTGCATATAATCCTTCCACCATTCCGGAAAAAGGAATGTTACCGGGAGTCTGAATAAGTTCGAGTGTTGAAAAATCAAAATCAACCGAGATTCCAACATTGTGGGTCTGCGCAGTCATATCAGCCGAAATAAATACACCATATCCGAGCTGTCCGCCGATTATGAAAGGCTCTCCCGTGTCCGGATAAGAACTATCCATTATGGAAAGATTCCCGAATGCTGCCATTCCAGCAATATATTGTCCATCAAGAATATATTCGTTGCCGTCCCAAGTTATCTTGAGCGGAATACCTATTGCTGCAAATAAATCCTCGTCGGAAAGTTCTGACATCATGGCTGTTTTTCCAAACAATGTACCCTCCTCAAAGGTTAGGGTCTGTGTTTCAAGAATTACCGTGTCTGCCATCATTCAACCTCCAATATTCCGTCAGCGAACGCGGCGTTATACGACTGACGAATATACAAAACTCCGTCCTCAAGAACCGGATCTATCCACGTTCTTGCAAACGCGGTCGTTCTGATTGTCTGCGAACTTTTCGCGGCAGAAACCGCACCCCGAACCGCCGAAGCTCCCGCAAAAGTCTGCATGACCGTTTTTGTTTCTGTCATTCCGACAGATCCTTCGGCAGATTCCGAAAGCGCAAACGATTCAACAGGAGTTTTCAAATCTGCGTTGGATAACTTCGATGGTACCGCGACTGCTTTCGCGTTGATTCCGATTCTCAAAAATCCAATGCTTTTTGCGATTTTTCCCGGTGCCGCAACAGAAAAAGCCTTGATTTCAAAAGAAATTTTGCTCAAATTGACCGCCGCGGCTCTTTTAACAGCTTGAGCAAAAGCCTTAACGGAAAATCCGCTTTTGACAGATGCTACCGATTCTCTCGTTTCAGCCGGAATACTTTTTGCTTTGACCAAAGCGGCTGTTTCAATTTCGGCTCTGCTGTCTTTTGCGGGAATTGCTTTTGCGTTTGCAGTTCTTACGATGGAAATAACATCTTCCGCCGCGGCTGTTCTCGCTTCTGCCGTTTCAGCCTTCGCGGTTTTTCCCATAAGAATCTTTTTATTGGCAAACGCCCACGGAACCGCGTTCGCAAGGATTGCCAAAAATCTGCGCCTAAGCACGGATGAGCACCCCCACGTTCTGAACGATCGAAACTTCACAGATTTTTCCGGGTGTGAACTGAGGAGTAACAGCCCATCGAATATCCTGCACAATATTAAGCCCTAAAAAATCTTCTGTAGGAACAAACCTAAAGTAATATTCATGTAATTTTCCGTCGTCAACTTCCGCAAGAGTTACTGAAAGCTCCGAAACCTCGCCGAAATCATAAAAACTGTCCGGCTCAATGATATTGGAAGGTTCTCTAATGGGATAGCCTATGCTCAGTTCGCTAAGTCTGCCTCCGTCCGGCATCTCAATATGTTCTGCACTTGTTACGAAAAAGTCGCCGTCCGGAATGATTTCAGCCTGTATTTTAAGCGGCATAAATTAACCCTCCTTTACGGTGACGCTGTTGTTTGAAAGCATCGGGTTGTCGGAAACATAGACGATATAATCTTTGATAACCCCAAATTTATTTTCAAAAGAAACTGTTTCCGATTCGAATTCATAATCGAATCCGCCAACATTGAATATGGAATCTCCAAGGCTTGCCGGGTAAGCATAGAAGAAATAAAGACCTTCGCCGCCGCTGACATTAACCGTTCTGTTTTTCCCGCTTGCAAGAATTTTTGTAAGCGAAAGAATAAACTCGCTGTCAACTTCGTCCGGTTTCGCAGCGGTACCGTAATAGATGCCGTCGTAGAAATTAATTGTAGTGCTCTTTGTTGCGGTAGCTGCTCTTTCATCTGTTGCCAAAAGGCTGAAAGTCTTTGTTTCCGAAATTTCATCTGTAACAGTAATCGAACCGCTTTTTGCCGGAGTAACCGTCTGCCCCGCAACAGTAAGAGAAACAGGCTCTTTGTTAAGAACCCATGAAAGAACAACAGAAGAAACCTTGTCGCCTTTCTCTTTTGTTCCGGCATCGTGACCGAAGGAAGAAACGGAGATTGCGATATATTTAAGGTCGGCAATGTCGCTTTCAATTTTTTCAAATCTTTCGTCCGAAAGAGCAAGGTCTTCATAGAACTCTTCTTCCGTTCCGGTATAACCGCCTTCAACCGCATACTGGTATGCGCTTTTACCGTCATCGCCCTTCGCGCCCTCTTTGATAAGAGGAACTGCTTCAGCAACTATCTCTTCTTTATCGCGTAATGTCCAGTAATCAACATATTTTATAGGTTTTTCTCCCTGTGGACCTTTTATATTTGCTCTCGGAACGTCGGGCATTCCCTCAACAGACGCAGTCCATGAAAGTGTTCCGGCATTATCAACAAACGGAGTATAAAATTTTTCATCCTCATACTCAAACAGGTCTCCTAATTCAAGAGTTTCTTCTTCCTCGTTGAAATAAGATTCCATCATACCTTCAATGTCATATGCATCATGAGTATGTTCCTGCCTTGCTGCACCAATGTCTCCGGGATATAATGGGTCTTCACCGCTTAAAGAATGTCTTACTGCATGGCTTTTTGAAAGCTCCACAGCCTTATTGACGCCATCGATAACTTCATTCATTTCTTCCAAAGCATCTTTGGCTTCTCTTACCGCTTCTTCGCTCTTTGCAATCTCCGCAAGAACCTGCTCCCAGAATTCCTCTGTGGGTTCGGAAGGCGCGGCGTCCTCGTCATAACCGCCCTCGCCGATGAAGTAAGGAACAACCCCCGAAGTCTTCCGTTTTCCGTCTCCGTCAATGCCGAAAACCCCGAAGAACATCCTGCCTTTCTTCTCGGTGACCTCCGGCGGAACGTCGCAGACGTCGTCCGAACCGAGAGCCATTATATATTTTTCTGAAGGGCGGTTATAGAAAACAGCAGTCTTCGTAAATCCGTCCCAGAGTTCGCAGAATTCAAAAGCAACATGATTCGTACCTTTTCCTCCGGAAGCAAGCTCCGGAGCATCGGTTATAACAAGCTTCTGGTCAGTAACCGTAGCTCTGATTGTGCTCAATAACCTCACCTCTTTCTTGTAAAATAAAATAACACAGGGAGGGATTTTACCAAATCCCCCCCTGTGCCGTTCTTAATGCCAGGGAGCCTCGCCGATAGTGCTCTTCGCCCAACCTTCCGCGTAGTAAAGTGCGTCTTTCTGCGCCTTGGAAATGGGAAGAGAATCGATGACCTCCATGCGGAGCTTCTTCTTGTCCTTACCCGTAATGCCTTTGACCGCATTCCTGTATTCCATGAATGTCCGGATGTCAAGACCGGAGCTTTCGACTTCCTCGTGGTATTCATCGAACCAGGCGTCGTCAACATAAGTGTCCGGATAATCGTTTTTGAAGTTCCAGTATTCAACTGTGCTTTCCGCGTCTGCCCTGCTCTTTCCGCAATGCTCTGCAAGAATTTTCGCGGCATTCTCTGCGGAAATTTCTCCGCTCTCAAATCTGTCCTTGAGCTCATTCTTGACGGAGTCAGTAAAGCTCTTTTCAGCTTCCTCCTGGGTTTTGCCATCCCGTAGCTTCTTGCTGATGAAGTCGTTTCTGATGACTTCCATGTCGGTCTTGTCACCGTCAAGAGCGGAATCAACGAACTGTTCCGCGTTGAACATTCCGTAGTTCTTCGGCGAGGATGCGGTCTCGTCGTCTCCGCCTTTGATTGCGGAAATCCTGTCAGCTATAACCTTGAAAACAACGTCGTCGTCAAAATTACCTTCGCCGATGATTTCCTTCGCAATGGCGTTTGCTCCGGCATAATCCTCGTCGATCGCCGCAAGTCTCGCCGCTTCCTCAATCCTGGGGTCGTTCTCTTTAAGAGCTTTACGCACCGCCGAAGTGTAACTGCTCTCGTCTTTATAACCGGAACGGATTCTCTCAAGATAAGTCTCGTCTTTGGACATAATCGCGTCATAGAGCTTGTCCTGTTTGGTTTCTTTTTCATAGCCAACCAGATTAAGGATAAGATTCGGAACACTATTGACAACTCCCTCACCAAGTGCATCAGCAATGCTTGTAGCCGTGTTCTTAAGACCGTTGTCAACCATTCCCAGGAGATTTGCAATCGCACGTACATCACGAACAAGATTCTTCATTGGCATTCCGATAAAGTTTGCCACAGAACCGCAAAGGTCAACGGCTCCGTTGAAGATATTCTTTCTGTGTTCGGATTTTTCTTCCTCGCTCATCTCCAAAGTATCCGTTCCGATAAGCTTTGTGAACTTTTCTATTTCCTCATAGAACTTGCTGAAAAGGCTCATGTCCATTCTCTCAACATCATATCCCTGCATAATGCTCCACATATCCTTGAGAATCGGAAAATAGGTAAGCGGATTGATGCCGTCTATAAGTTCGGTGGTCAATTTGGAAAGATATTTTTCCCAATATGTTTCGTCCTCGTCGTCGTCCCTTGCCGCATAAACAAAAGAAACAAGAATTGAGTTCAAGAGAACGGAAGAAGCTACCGACAAAGCCGCTTTCTTTCCGTAATTTTTTTCGTGGTCTTTCCCTAAAACCGCGTCCTCAAGCATATTGATGCTCGTTGTAGGTTCAGCCATAAAAGCAGTGAACACACTCATGGCAAAACTTGAGGAGCGCATATTTGCGCTTCTGGAAAGGGTCGAATCATAAACCTGAGTGCGGATAATAACTTCGGTGAATCTCTCCCCGCAGATTTTGAGGAACTCTTCGGATTTGGAATTAAGCTGTGGATTCTTCGCCTTTGTTTCCCTCTTGACCGCGTGCCAGATTGCATTCCAGGCAAATTCATCAGCATAGGACGGAAGAAATCCGGAAGCTTTGTCAATCCAGGGCATAATCCCCTTCTCGTTTTTAAGGAACTCAACCGTTCCTCTTCCGGTATTCATATCAAAATGTCCCATCTCTTTAATGAAAGCAACCGGAGCATATTTCTTCACTTCTTCCCAAGTGCTCTTGTGCTTAACAAACGGTGCGTTTGGAAGACCTGCAAAGTATTTCGGAGAGATTACCGCGCAGGCTCTGACAAGTGCGGAAGGCTGCTGAATAACAACGGAAAGCGATGCGGAAACTGCCGCTTTTTTAAATCTGCTCGTAAGTGCTTTTGCAACGTTCTCCCTCGAATCACTTACAGCATTTCCGTTGATGTCTTTGATAAGCTGTTCAATGTATCTGACCGCCGCTCCGCCGAATGCGTTCTGGATAACTCCTTCAACAGATTTATGGTTCGGGAAAATCGGAGTCTTGAAGTTAAGAATCTTTCCGAAGTTCTCTATCGGAAGTACAAAGGCGTGGTACATGCTCATGTCGTTGACATGGTTTGCCCATACATCCATGAAGTCCGAAAGGATAATCGGATTGTTTGCTCCGGGAACTCGTTCTTTCGTGAATCCGCTGTTCTTCAGTTTAATCATTCCGGAGGGAGCATCCTTTGTGTTGACGGCATTATACAAATCGGAAGTCTTGAGAGGGAAATAATCCTTCTCTTTGAAGAGCTTGACGTCATACATCGCCATGGAAATCTCGTTGCCTTTGGCTCCCATAACGTCCGAAAGGTAAGTTTGCATCTCGTCCGCAAAAGCTCTCTGCTCATCGGTAAGATTTTCCGAAATTGTCTTGATTGTATCCACATCTATGTTATAAGGCGTTGCGTCGTCCACCTTATATTTAACGGGAATACCAAGCTTTTTCTTAATCTTTGTAGCAAGGGAATCAAAAACAAATCCGCCGTCGGTAAGATGCTTATAAGCCTGATCTCGTTTGCTGTAAGCATAAATGCTCATCATCTGCTGAACGGTAAGTTCAAAATCCTTTCCGGAGAAGCTCTTGAATTCAAATGTCTTTTTCATATCCCATTTTGAGAAATGATATTTTTCCTTCAATTTCTCCGCAAATTCAAATGCCTCGCGAACATCGGTTGCATAGGTATCTTCCCCATCACGAAGACGCCTAAAGAGCTTCTTTAAAGTCGGAGAACCGAGTCTCTCAAAGAAGTAAACGGGTTTAAGATTGTTGTAATCCGCTGTCAATGCGAAATCTTCAGCAACGGGAATGCTCTTGTTTTTCCGTTCAAATCGCTCAATCTCCTCAATAATCTTGTCCGCCGTCTCGGTAATTGTCTGCTTTTTCTCGTCCCCAAAAAGCTCGTTTGCTTTGCTGATGGATGTTTTGAGCATTTTGAAAAGCTCATAAACCTGTTCAAGCTGACTTATACTCATATCACCGAAAGAGGTGTTTTTAAAGTTCTCCGCAACAGCTTCAATCTTCTGTGCAACCACAGGGTCATAACCGTTTTTGATAACAGGGTCGTCAGAATTCGCAATCTTCTGATATTCCTCACGAACCTCACTGAGTTTAAACTCCGCGTTCTTCTGAGCCATCTGGTATCCCGCAAGTTTGACTTTGAGTCTTCCTCTCTCCGCAAGGTCATTTTCGTTTGCAATCTCCTCGATAAGGTTTTTAATCCTGCTCTCATAATATTCCGGACTGTAAAGGTCAATAGCCGCAAGTGCTCTCGCTACCATTCCTTTCATATGCTCCGGAACGTGCCGTTCCTTTCCGCCGTGAAGCAGAAGGTCGTTAAGCTCTCCCACAACCCTCTTGATTTTTCCCCTCATAAGGGTTCTGTGTCTGCCTTCGGTCGCCTTCTTAATGGAATCGCGGTATTTCTCCTTGATTGCGGTCTCTTTTCCGATGTGTTTCTCCCGGAGCGCATCGATCCGTGCGTTCTTCTCCGCTTTGACATCGGCAATGGTCTTTTCAAGCCTGTCCCTTGCCTCCTGGCGAACCTTTGCAACAGCATCCGCTTTCTCTTTCCGCGCCTTCTCAAGAAGCTCGTCCCTGCGTGCTCTGACCTCTGAAATCTGCTCCTTCTTTTTGGCGATGGCTTTCTCATAAGCCTCCGCTTTATGCCGCATCTCCTTCGCCATAGTCTTGCCCTGGCTCATCTGTCCGGCAAGAACAGCATCCGCTTCCATCTTCTTAAGCTCTCCCTCAAGCCTCTTGACCTTGTTCTCAAGAATCTCAACCCTGTTCCTGTCCTCAACGGAAAGTCGTTCCTGGAGTTTTATTCTTGATTCTCCTCCAAGGATCTCCTTTTTGTAGATATTTTCGAGGACATTTTGTAAAGCTGTTCCGGGGTCGAAGATGTATTGCTTGCCATGTAAAGCAGCATTTCTACCGTGTCTTCCGGATGCCACAGTTGAGCCATCATTGCTGTTACCTGCGTTATATCGCATCCAAATATCTTCAGCCCATGTATCAGGTCTTTTTGTGCTTGAGTAAGCTCCATTCTTAAACTCCTCTCCAACAAATTTTATAAATTCGTATTCTTCGTAAGCTCTTTCTCCATGAATAGCATAAAGCAAGGTTTTATAATCTGTGCTATAAATACCGAACACAGTTTTTCCTTTTGTGTTGCGGAAAAAGTAATCAGTTTTAGGAGAAAACTCTTCTCCTAATTGATTCTCTACAACATAGTTTACAATTTGCCATTCATCCTTGTCAAGAACTGGTTTCCAATAGTCCCCACGAAGGGAATATTTCACACCAACATCCTCGGTTTTTTTGGTAACTACCGCAGAAACCGCGCCGAACATATTGGTTGCCTTGACATCGTAACCGTCGCCAAGAGCATCCTGGAGGTATGCAACAAGTTCGGGCTTGGTAAAGCCTTTCTGATAACTTCCGGTAGTCGAAATGTAGTATTCCATCAAACCCTTATTGATGGTAACCTTTTTGGAGGCGTTTTCAACGTCTTTACCTCGGACATTGATAAACATTCTTCCGCCTTCGTTGAGAAGCTCTCCCATCTTGACAACAAGTGCGTCTCTCTGATCCTGTGGAATTACGTTGAGAACCGCGTTGCTGATAATGACATCATACTTCTTGTGGAGCTTGGAATAATCCTTATATTTCGGATGGTAGTTCTTGTCCGGATAGGGTTCAATGTCTTCAACATCAAATCCGTACTCTTCAACACCTGCTTTTGTGCCGTGTCCAAGACCGCTCGATGCATCAAGAATCTTTCCGTCGAATCCTTCGTTTTTGAGGAAATCATAAATCTTACGATAAGAACCTAAAGTAACTTTAACCTGTGTAGGGTTTCTTACATCACTTTCTTCTGCAGTAACATTCCACAGGTCGGGGAATCTTTCCATAACTTCAGATGTTGTTAAAGTTCTCTGCCATTTGCCGGAAGAAGGCTGAACAGGTTCAACATCACGGAGGGAATATCTGATGTCCGGATTCGAGGTCGGGGTTTTGTTGTCAACAGATTTAATTTGTTTTCCGTCGAAGGCAACAACAACCGTGGATTTTCTTGCTCTGACTTTGCTGACCGCCGCCATATCAACAAGATTCTTGAAGATTACTCCGTCATATCCGTTGTCGTGGGCAAAAACTGCAATGTCCCTGGTAAGAAGCTCTGTTTTGGTGGTGTGTCCTTCCATCTCCGGAGGAACCTCAATCTGATTCCATCTCTTGCCTTTCGCATCAACAACAAGAGGATTGGTGATGTTTGCATAAACCGGAAGGATTCCTCCCGCCTGCTCAAAGTTCGCACGTTTCAATGCGGTGCTCTTCGCAAGGTATTCCTTCTTGCCGAACTTGTCGGTAATCTCGATTATGCCGCCTTCATCATATGCCTGTGCAAGAGTAAATCTGTCATAAATCGGTTCGATGACGTCCGCCATTCTTTGAAGGGCATTCTTAACTTCCGGCGGATTCTTGAAAGCTCCTTTGTCAACATTCTGAATAAGGTCTCTGCTGTATGTTCCTGCCCTTTCAAGCGGATTGAAGGAAAGTACAACTCCGCCCTTCATCCAACCTTTAAAGGAGTCAAGGTTGGATTTGATGGACTGTGCAAAGAAGCTGTTTCCAAGATTGGTTCCTTCGGATGCATCGAGGAATCCCTGCATTGCGTCAATGATATCGCCGGATTTATTTTTGAACTCTTCAACAACAGCTTTCGCCTCGGCAGCATCAATTGTTTTTACAGAAGAATAGTAAGGTCTCGCTTCCTCGATAACCTTTGCAATATCCTCTATGCTCGAATTCTCATCCAGATATGCATAAGGGTTCAGCAATCTGTCGCTGCTTGTATAGCTGTGGGCAACCTCATAATTGTTCGTAAAGAACAGAGAGGTTTTGTCATCAGAAAACTGCGGATCAAATGCAGTAACCTTACGGTCAGAACCATGATAAAGAGTAAGAAGTCTCCCTTTCGCATCCCTTGCTTTAGAATCTTTGAAGTATTCCACCTGCTCTTTTGAAAGTTCTCTGCCGTCGGAGTCTCTGTCCTGGAATCTTATTCCGGTGTCATATTCCTTGACAAAGTCCTCAACAACATCCTGTGCAACCGGAAGTTTTCTGTGTCCGCCTTTGTATTCGTCAAGAATCTTGGCATTATACTCGTTGTTGAAAACAGGTTTAACTACCTCATGCGGCGCACCAAATCCATCATTGTCATACATTTTGAAGTCAATGAGCATTTTCCAGTAACCAGGTTCGTTCTGGAACTGCGGGAATACAGGAGTTCTTCCGTCTTCACGACATTTCCGGAGATAAATCTGTGCGTTCTCATCTCCGGATTTGGAATAATCCCAATATTCGTCGGAATGGAACTGGTCAATTTTTCCCCTGGATTTATCTATCGGTTTCTCCATCTGATATTTTGTGTAATCGGTGTATCCGGTAAGACCAAGAGCCTCATAGAGAGATTCCTTCCAGGAAGATTTGTGGAACGGGATAATCATGTCGATTCTGGGGTCAGCCATGGCAGCTCTGATGTGTTCATCGTTCTTACCAACAAGAATGGTACCCACATTATTGCTGAATCTTTCTCTGATTCTGAATGCTTCTTCGTGATTTATACCCTCAATGTCATCGAAGATAAGGTTGCCGTTTGCATCGACGCCTTTTCCTTTCGCAATAAGAGAAAGGTTGATTTTGATTCCGGTATCGCCGAAAGCTTCTGCAAATTTCGGAACCTTGGTATATGCCTGGGACTTAAGACCGACTCTCGACATATCCATAACAATCTGCATCATGTCAATAAGATGCGGAAGTTCAAAGTCGGAGAAACTCTGAAGACGAAGTCCGCCCTCAAGGTTCTTCTTTTCAACGGAATCTTTTCTCTTGAATTGTTTGAGAATTTCTCCTTTGTATTCTGCCCTGGTTTCAAGAAGCTTCGGTTTTGCCTGTCCTCTGGCGTTCATAAATGCAAGATATGCATTGTAAACTTCCGGATGGTCTCTTTTCACATAATCGATATCCGTGGTGTTGAGTTCGCCAAGGTTCGGGGTATATCCTTTTTCAGCCATGAAGGTTTTCCCCTGGCTCTTAAGAATAACTTCCTGTCCGCTCGCATTAACCCTTGCAATCGGTTTTCCGGTCTGCTGTGCAATCTTATATCTGTCAATGAATTCCTGGGTAATTCTGCCCATTTCTCTTCTTGTGGACTCAACATAACAGATTCCGCAGGCAACCTCATAACCCCTGTCCATCATCATCTTACGAAGTTTAACGATGTCTTCAGAATCGAAAACCGTCTCCGGAAGCCTTTTCTGAATGGCATCAAAAGTTCCCGTGGTAAGAAGTCTTTTGGCGCAAAGTGTGCTCATGTCAACGGTAACGCCGTATTCGCTGTTGGGTTTAAGAACTGTTGCGTTTTCATCAAGGTTCGGTTCGTAGTCAAGTCTTACCCTGTCGTCAGCGATAAGCTTTGCGACTCCGTTGATGCTGTCAATATAACCATAAGCCTGGTCGAGGTTTACATTAAGCTCTTTGGAAATCGCTCTTGCGGTTTCCGTTCTCGCTCTGACATATTCGGATTCACTCCAGGTTCTTTCAGAGAACATTGTGGATGGAGCAACAGAATCGGTATTTGTATCAATCTGAACTCCTGCCATTTCAGAATAAGCCCTGTAATTCTGTCCCGCCGTTGCAACTGCTTCTGCGAAAACCTTCTGCGCCTCTTCAAAAAGCTCCTTCTGCTCCATAAGCATTCTTGCCTCTTCGCTCTCTGGAGCAAGGTTTTTGTATGCGTTGGTGATTTTCGCAATTACATCCTTGAACCAGTCCTTGATTTTCTCCCAAAGGGTTCTGTCCTGCTTATAAACCTGGTTGGAAAATTCGGTAAGACCTTTCTTGTCCCGAAGAAGTGCGCTCATGGTTTCGGCAATGACTTCTTCCCTGGCTACCTCAAGTGTGGTTTCCGGATGGGTCTTCCTGTACTGCGCAAGCTTTCTCGCAACAGCTTCTTCAAAGCTCTTTCCGCTTCTCTCAAAAGCCGCCGCAGTAATTTCCGCAAGCTTGTTGTAATGCTCCGCAGACCATGTTCTGATGTCGTGAACGTGTTCGTGGGTAATGGTATAAAGACCGATTCCCTGT